TACGGGCGGTGATTCATTCTCAGCTTTTGGTTCTCTCACAACAGATGATTCATTCTCGACATATGGTTCTATCCCGATAATCTGATTCATTCGGGTGCTTTGGTTCTCTCTTTAAACGTGATTCATTCCATTAGCTTGGTTCTCTCGCAGATGGTAATTCATTCTCGACATATGGTTCTCTCTTGGGACTTGATTCATTCAGATATTTTGGTTCTCTCGCAACAGATGGTTCATTCCGGGGATGTGGTTCTCTCAC